GTAGAAGAGATGCTGTATTTAGATATAAAGGTCAAAATTATAGTATTAATGATATACAAAGAAGTAATGATAAAGGTCCATTTGAAGAAATATATAAAACGTTTTTACAAAGAGATGAACTTTTAAACAAAGAAGTAACACATCCGATAACTAAAAATAAAACTACATTTGTAGATTTAATGATGGAAGCTTATGGTAAACAAACTCCAATGTATTTAAGTCAATCACCATATGAAATAGATCATTTTGGTTCTGTTAAAGACAGTCCTTTTTCAAATTTAAGAATTATACCTGGTAGAATAAATAGAGCTGCGGGACAAATAACTTCTTCTGCTAATAGAGCGGCTACAGGAGTTTTTACTAAAAAAGGAGAAAAATGGACACCTGCAAAATCAAAACAGTATTTAGAAAAATCAGGTTATAATTTTACAAAAGACATAGATCAACTTTTTAAAGATGAAGTTAAATTAGCTGATGATATTTTAGTTAAAGGTCGAGTTCTTAGAACTCCACAAGAAATTGGAATAGAAGCTGTTGAAAATAAATTTACAAAACTTTTAAATATAGAAGGTGTTAAAAGAGCCAGTGAAATAGAAAGACCTGCAGCTGCGGTTGAAAGGGACATGTTCAAAGCTTTTAACGATAGAATATCTTTACAAAAAAATATACCAGTTAAAGAAGTTAAAAAAGATGTCAGTGAAGTTTCTAAAGTTTTAAAAAACATAACTAATAAAATGGGTTCAGGTATTGATCCTACTGATATTGCAAAGTATGTTGCAGCTGAAGCAAAGGACCTTGCTGCATTTGGTAAAAAATATGGAGGTGACATTTTAAAAGATGTTGCAGAAAAAGAACAAAGCTTACTGGGTAAAATAGGAACTGGTGCAGCTAAAACTATTGGAGCATTAGACTTACCTATTATGCAAGTTGCTTTTGGATCAATGCAAAACTGGGAAGAAGATAGTCCGTTATGGGTAACTCTTCCTGCAGCATTTACAGATGAGATTGCAAGTGCATTTAATCTTTATAATAAAACTGGAGGTAAAGTTAAAGAGTTTGGAAAATTTTTAGCAAGCTCTTTTGTACCTAGAGCTGCAAGATCACCATTGTTTAAAGCTGTTAGTAAAGTTGGTAAAGTAGGATCAGTTGCAACTCCATTATTAGAAGCGGGACAAGAAGCATATAAATTTGAAAAACAAAAAAGAATGCTTCCTGAAATTGCAAGACAATTTGATATACCTATTGAAGTAGCAAGAAGAGGTTTTGAAAATTATGTTAGAGGTACAATACCACAAGATTTAGCAGGTCAGGGTTTAGATGAAACAACTGTTCCTGAAAGTCCTGGACTACCAGGTTTAAAAAGAACGTTTCAAGATATAGGTTCAATATTTGGTTTTGGTGAAAGTCCTTATAAAGATCCAAATGCAAAAGAAGAACCAATCACTCCTACAGAACCTACTTCAACAGAAAGAGGTTTTGTTGCAGAAGGTGGACGTATGGGTTTCGGCGGTGGTTCTGATATGGGTACTGTAGCTGATTCACAAGGTAATGTGGGACCAGGAGCCGGTGGCTATCAAGGTGGTGGAACACAGGGGCCTGATGACAGAGGAAGCGATGCACAAAATTTAAATCAACAAGGTATAGTTGCTGCTGCAAAAATTAGAAATGCACAACCAGAAAAAAGTCCATTTAGATCTTTTTTAGACCATTCTCTTTTTACAAAAGGATTAAAAAGAGTTGGATCTATTCCAAACTATCATCAACTAGGTGGTTTTGATTTTATGTCTAGATTTCCAAATACACCACCATCAGTTGCAAAAGCTTTAGGTTATGGTTATCAAGGACTAACTGAGTTTGGTAAATCTTTAACAGATCCAGATTATGATTTAGAAGAAGCTTATGATAAAGCAAAAGAAGAAGGAAGATTAAACGCTGTTGGTATTGATGATTTCTTTAATCCCAATAGTTTAACTGCTCAACAATATTTTAATTTACCATCAGACTTACAACCTAATTTTGCAATAGGTGGCCGTGTAGGTTTTGAAGATGGTACAGATCCAAAAAAACCTAAAGGCCTTGGAAGTCTTTCAAAAAGAAATTTTTTAAAAACACTTGCATTGATACCAGCAGGAATTATGGCAATAAGAGGTGGACCTAACTTATTAAAAAAAGCTAAACCTGCATTAAAAGCAGTAAAAGGAATGCCAGACTGGTTTAATGGTTTAGTTAGTAAAGTAATTGAAACAGGAACAGATGTTACAAAACAGTTTGCAACAAAAGATAGAGAAATAGTTCACGTGCAACAACTTGGTGAAGCTGAAGGAGTAAGAGTAACTCAAGATTTAGAAACAGGTCAAGTTAGAGTTGACTATGATTCACCAACAAACATGGGTGAACAATCTGTAACGTTTACATATAAACCAGGATACACAGATGAAGATGGAAGTAAAATAGGTCCATACTTTCAAGCTTCAGAAGCAGAGCCAAGAGGAGTTAGAATGGGACCTGATGATTATGATATAGAATTTGATGGTGAAAATCTTGTAGAAGATACAGGTGAATTATTGTCAGATACATCTTCTTTAAAACAATTTGCAACCGGTAAATTAGATGAAACAGATTTAAAACTTAGACAAGAAAAAGTTAAAAAAGTACAAGGTATTAATAATAATCAAATGGAACAAGCAGAATATTTAGAAACTAAATATGGTGCCGGGGATCCTGATGCCTATAAACAATTCCCTGACGATGACTAATACACCATATAAATACGGTAAGAAGAGTGGCCCGCCACCGAAGTCCGGACCCATGCCTCAGGGCTTGAATATTTCATATAATACTGTTACAACAGTCAAACAATCTGGAGAAAAAATAAATGGCAGACAATATAGACAAGGCACTTCCAAACGAGCCTCGAAAAGAATTTGAAATACCTGGTGAAGAAGAAATTAAAGAGCAGGTAGTTGAAGAAGTAGAAAAAAAAGAAACATCACCTGATGATGTTGAAGTTACAGAAAACGAAGATGGATCAGTTGATATTAGTTTAGATCCCGCAACAGCTACACCTGAAGGCGGTGATGAGCATTATGCAAACCTTGCAGATTTTTTACCGGATGATGTTTTAGGTAGTCTTGCATCTAGTTTAACAGGTAAATATCAAGAATACGTTTCATCAAGAAAAGATTGGGAAAAAACTTATACACAAGGTTTAGACCTTTTAGGTTTTAAATACGATCAAAGATCAGAACCGTTTAATGGTGCAAGTGGTGCAACTCACCCTGTTCTTGCAGAAGCGGTTACACAGTTTCAAGCGTTAGCCTATAAAGAATTATTACCCGCAGATGGTCCGGTTAGAACGCAAATACTTGGATTACAGACTCCAGAAAAAACACAACAAGCAGAACGTGTTAAAGATTTTATGAATTATCAAATCATGGATCAAATGAAAGAATATGAACCTGAGTTTGATTCTATGTTATTTCATTTACCACTTTCAGGTAGTACATTTAAAAAAGTATACTACGATGAAATGGAACAAAGAGCGGTATCAAAGTTTGTTCCAGCAGATGATTTAATTGTTCCGTACACAGCTACCTCATTAGACGATGCGGAAGCAATTATTCATCGTGTAAAAATTTCAGAAAACGAATTACGAAAACAACAAGTTGCAGGTTTCTATAGAGACATTGATATTGGAAAACCTGGAGACAAAGAATCTGATGTAGAGAAAAAAGAGAGAGAATTAGAAGGCATGTCAAAAACTGCTAATGATGATGTCTTTACATTATTAGAATGTCACGTTGATCTAGATATAGAAGGTTTTGAAGATACTGATCAAGAGACTGGTGAGCCGTCCGGAATTAAAATACCTTACATAGTAACTGTTGAAGAAAGCTCTGGTCAAATTCTTTCAATTAAAAGAAACTATGAAGTAGGTGATCCAAATAAAAACAAAGTAAATTATTTTGTACACTTTAAATTTTTACCAGGTTTAGGTTTTTATGGTTTTGGTTTAATTCACATGATTGGTGGATTAAGTAGAACTGCAACAGCTGCATTAAGACAATTATTAGATGCAGGAACTTTATCTAATTTACCTGCTGGATTTAAAATGCGTGGTATTAGAATTAGAGATGATGCACAATCAATTCAACCCGGTGAGTTTAGAGATGTAGATGCACCTGGTGGTAATTTAAGAGATTCATTTATGATGTTACCATTTAAAGAACCAAGTCAAACATTACTTGCGCTTATGGGAGTTGTTGTTCAAGCAGGACAAAGATTTGCATCAATTGCTGATATGCAAGTTGGTGATGGTAATCAACAAGCAGCGGTTGGAACTACAGTTGCATTATTAGAACGTGGATCAAGAACAATGTCAGCTATTCACAAAAGAATTTACTCGGCTTTAAAGAATGAATTCAGACTTATGGCTAGAGTATTCAAGTTATATCTACCACAACAATATCCGTATGATGTAGTTGGGGGTCAAAGAATGATTATGCAATCAGATTTTGATGATAGGGTAGATATATTGCCAGTTGCTGACCCCAACATTTTTTCACAGACACAGCGTATCTCACTTGCGCAAACAGAACTCCAACTGGCAACCTCAAATCCACAAATGCATAATATGTATCAAGCATATAGAAATATGTATGAAGCATTAGGGGTTAAAAATATTGATAGTGTTTTAGTAAAACCAATGCCACCACAACCAAAAGATCCTGCATTAGAACATATTGATGCTTTAGGTGGTAAACCTTTTCAAGCGTTTCCTGGTCAAGATCACAGATCACATATTACTGCTCACTTAAATTTTATGGCAACAAACATTGCTAGAAATAATCCAATGGTTATGGCAAGTTTAGAGAAAAATATTTTTGAACATATTAGTCTAATGGCTCAAGAACAAGTTGAATTAGAGTACAGAGATGAAATGCAACAACTTCAACAGATGCAAATGATGATGCAACAGAATCCACAGATGGCTCAACAGATACAAATGCAAGCAATGCAGATTCAACAAAAGATTGAAGCGAGAAAAGCACAGTTGATTGCTGAGATGATGGAAGAGTTTATGAATGAAGAGAAGAAAATTACTTCACAATTTGATAATGATCCAATCGCAAAACTAAGATCAAGAGAATTAGATCTTAGAGCAATGGAAAATGATAGAAAAGAACGTGAAGGTAAGGATAGAATGGACCTTGATAAGATGAAAGCAATGATGAATCAACAAAATCAAGATGAAAAACTAGAGCAGAACGAAGAATTAGCTAAATTAAGAGCTGATACATCAATTGAAAAAACAATTTTATCAAAAACTATCCCAAATGTTGACTCAATGATGAAGAACCAACAGAATATGATGCCAAAAGTAAAAATTTTCAGAGGTGGTAACGAATAAATGAGAAATAAAATGACAAAATCTGAAAAAAAGGTTAAAAAGGTTATGCGGGAATTCAAAAAAGGTGAATTACCGATAGGGAAGTCAAAGAAAAAAGTAAAAAGTCGTAAACAAGCGATTGCAATTGCTTTATCGGAGGCTGGTAAATCAAAACCAAGGAGAAAAAATGGAAAAACTTGATAATATCAAAGAAGTAAAAGTTGGTGAACAGCAAACTGAGATTGATCCAAGATCAAAAACAACTGCTGACAGAGCTTATAACTTAATTGGTACTGGTGGACCTGAAGAAGAAGTTCAAGGTCAAGGTGCAGTACTAGCAGAAAAGAAAAGAAAATCAAAAGCGTACTAATATGTGGTTTGGTGCTATTAAATTAGCCGTTCAAGCAGGCTCTCATATTTTTAAGAATCGTCAGAAGACAAAAATGTTAATGGCGGATGCACAAATGCGTCATGCAGAAAAAATGGCGAATGGAGAAGCTGAATATCAAGGTAAATTATTAGAAGCAAGACAATCGGACTGGAAGGACGAATTTATTTTGATTTTACTTTCGGCTCCAATTGCGTTATTATCGTGGGCAGTATTTTCGGATGATCCGGCAGCTATGGAAAAAATGAAATTGTTCTTTGAATATTTTTCACAACTGCCTTTTTGGTACCAGACAATTTTCGTGGGCGTCATAGCGAGTGTTTACGGACTTAAAGCAACAGATCTAATAAAGAGGAAATAATATGAAACCAATAGATAAAAAGAAAAATCCAGGTTTAGCTAAATTACCAAAAGAAGTTAGAAACAAAATGGGTTATATGGCTAAAGGTGGAAAAGTTTCAAAATATAAAATGAAAAAGAAGAAGAAAAAATAATGTCTAACAGAAGATACAACTTACAGACTAGAACTAAATTGTATGGCGGTGGATCACCTGCTGCCATGAAAAAGTTGCAACAAATGTTAGCTGCTCAATCAGGACAAAA